TCCGTCAACATCAAATGTTCCGTCGCCGTCATAGATCGGTGTTGGATTTTCGTCTGGTGTAACTAGATCGTATGAATCTGGTCCTGCTTCAAAACTTACAACAATAACATTACCTATCGAAATATCCAACTTAGAATAGTTGCCTACAATTTTACCAAAGTTTTGAGATCCTGTAACATCAGTTAAATATTTTCCAATTCCAAATGTTGCATTTACACCTAGCTCACTTGTTTCTGATGAGATGTAAATTGTTTTAGTATTAGTAAATCCTAAGAACTCGTTTGTTGTAGCGCCTTCGTTTTCAACATCTCTTAGACTAGTTGCCACTGCATATTCTTGAGTTTGTAGATCAACATAGTCTCTGTTTACTGCTGTTGTTCCTGGTGTACTATTAATGTCAACTGGAGCAATGTTTTCAATGGTGTTACCATTCATTTTCAAGTTGCCTAACATCGGAACAGCACCATTCTGTGTAATCACTGATGGACCTAACGGATTTGGAACAGAATTACCAGCTTGGTCGTAACCTAAACGTCTACTTACATAACCACGTACTGCTGATTCTGTTGGAACAGTATCGTCAGCATTATCGCTCATTGCACTGTCTGTTGAGAATTCAGTAACAACAACACCACGTTTAAATCCAATACCGTCAACATCTGAAAGTGCAATACTTGCCGCAAATGTAACTGTACCTGTACCTTGGTCAACTGTAAAGAATCTTCCAACTCGGAAGAAACCATCTTGGTCAGTACTTACATAGAACACACGACCTTTGTTACGTTCTTGTATTTCATTTTCTTGTAATGGTTGTGTGGAAGGGAAACCTAAAATAACATTCGGATAGTTACTTTGGTTAAACGATCCTGTACCAATATCAAGGAAGTCGTGGCCTGTTGCACGACAAGTTGAAATATCAATTGTAATTGTAGCAGGTGAACCATCTTGCAAGCCCGCACGTAGTGTAATGGTTCCTGAAAAGCCTTGTGTGAGTGGTCTAACAATACCAGTTGCCTGGTTTGTAATATTTGACTCTCTAATAATTTGTGCTGATGGAATTACAGGATCACCATTTTGATCTACCATTGCAGTCCATGAACCAGTAGCTGGATCTGGATCTGCTGGATCACCTTCCCAAACTTCTAAAGCACCAGTTGTGTTAAAGTTTACACCACTCCACTCGTATAATTTGATTTCGTCTGCTCTATTGCCTGCAATTTTAACAACACCCCAAGCAGTTTGATTTCCTACCTGTCTAATTCTTGCTTCTGAAATCCCACCTAGATAAGATACTATTCTTGGAAATGTTGTTCTTAGAGGAACATCTTCGCCGTTAACATCAACTAAGTCAAACGTTAATTTAACTTCTTCAATTTCTTTAAGATCAACTACTGCAAATAAATGATTTTCGTTATATACTTTTCTTTGATCATTATATAAGTTAGTTGTATCATTAAAAACAAATTCTCTATAGTTATATACATAATGTTTCTTACCATTCCATACAATAACTTTAGGAAGCTCACCAGTAAAATCATAATTTCTACTACCGTCAGTTAACCCTGATGGTCTGTAGTTTGCATCTGTTAAGAAGTTGTTATTAATTCTCCAGATGTCTCTAATTTCAGTTAGTTTATTAATTGCTATGCTTACATCACCTGTTGTGTTACCAAGTGTAGTTCCATTAATTGGAATTGATATTTGAGCTCCGTCAAAGTCTGCAGGTGTAAGATCAATTCTTTCTCTAGCAACATTTAATCTAATATAGTCATAGCCTGAATCAAAACCAACCAATGACTGATCAATATCTAACTCGCCGCCTGCAGAATCATTAGAACCAAAACTAATTGATCTATATGTGTATGCAAAGTCTTCTTGGAAATTAATTGCTGTACTTGGTCTAATAGTTAGATCGCCTGTACTTTCAATTTCAGAGAACGTATGTGTATTGTTTTGTCTAATTGTTAGATACTGTCCGGTTGGAATATCGGCTAGTAGACCGTCATTATCAAAAGTATCATTTGAAGTACTAAAGTTTGCCTTATACACTTGACCATTACGTAAAGGAGTATAGCCTGGAATTATATTAATATCACCAGAAATACTTAAACTTCTAATAGAACCAGTATTAATGCCTAAGTCAAAATTTTCTCTACTTTGATTAATTCTAGTAACTGTTACTGTAGCATCGTGATTTGGTGCAGCACCGTCAGTGCCGCCTAGTTTGCTGCCTTTAATTGTAAATGTGTCGCCAACTTTATAATGTTCACCTTTTTCATTATTGAATATAGCTACATTATATTTTCCACCTTCTGCTCTTACTTTTGTAATAATAATTTGTGCTTCTGTAACTGCTGTTACTGGGTCTGTTTCGTCTATTGTTCTGTTAGCTGGATCATATTCGCCAAATGCTGTAGGCGAACCCGATGGTCCTAAGTCAGCACAGTCAATTCTATATCCATCAACAGTAATTTCGTCTACAACTTCGATATTTGCTAGTTCATACCTTGCAATTCTATCTAAAGGTGTTGCACCATCAAAGTGATAATATTCAATTTCACCTTTGTTAGTTGGAATATGTTCTATTTCATACAAGTGTATTGCTAGTGATTCTTCTTTATTCTCATATGAAGTTGTGTCGAGTATAGCAATATCTACACCAGCTGCCGGTGTACCATTGATAATAATTTCTTCACCAACAGCATATGTTCCTGTAACATCTTTTAGGAATATCTGATTTCCTACTGTAGGGAATATTACTGTACCACTACCTGTGTTATTTGAGCAGGTAATTATATCATCAACTGCAACTGTTTGTTCTGTTGTTAATGTGAGTACAACCTGCGCACTAAATGTAACAGCACCTTGCACCATGTCATTTGTTGAAACAACATCATCTGGTACCTCGTTTGGATCACTACCTTCTGATACTAGTCCATAAACACCGTTAGCGTTTGAACCTGCTACAGAACGTATTTGTCCACCGTTACCTGCATAGTACGCTGTATGACAGTAGTATGTAAACATAGATACCATTTCAGACAAGCCGCCGTTGATAGTAACAAGACCGTAACCTAAGTCGTTAACTTGTGTAAAGTCGTTACCTAACTGTGATCGGTTACCAGCAGTTTGTAGTGTAATATCGTATCCGTCTGGATACAATACAATGTTGGTTGGGTCTGGCTCAAATCCTAAAAACTCTGTTACATTATCTGGATTAATCTTACCTGAACGTGCATCAAGTACAAGCGTTGCAGTAGCAGGACCGTTAATACCACCTCTGTCATATTCAATAATATCATTAACCTGATATCTAATACCGTCAATATAAAACGGTGCAGGTGTTTGTGGTTTTCTAATATACAAGCCCGAATTCTTTTCTGCCTCAACTCTTAATCTAAAGTTATTAATTTTACTTGTAACTTTCATCGGAGTGTTAGCACAGAAAGCATCAACTAACATACCACCTCTAAATGCTTGTCTGTTTAAAGTCTGAGAGAAACTTGAACCTGTTTGAATATATGGAGATTTAGTAAGTATTTGTCCTTCCGGATCAAGCACACACATAAATCCACCGTGACCTTGAACTGTCATATTACGCAAAATTGTTGCATCATTCATTAAGAACACGTCTAAGTCTGTTGACAATTTTGCACAGTTATAGTTTGTTTCGTCAGTAGTAACTGCTGGCTCAATAGCAAAGTCAAGTAAAGATACTTGTTTGTCTAGTATTTCTGAGTCTGCATCAATACCGTCCTCAACAACAAGATTTGTGTTGATGTATTGAACAGGATGTCCTGCTCCTCTGTACGGCTGAACAAAATTATCTACCCAAACTAGGTTGTTAACCATATCTTGCATCATTTGCAACATATTAATCAAAGAACCAGCAAGTACCTGATCTTCATCTGGATATTCTTGTAACTCAAAGAAGATATTAGCCTGAGCTTCTAATACATTTAAATTTTCGCCTTCTCGCAAGTCTTTTGTAATAGCGTCTACCCAAGCACCGACATAATTTCTATATCTATCTTTTGCTTGATCATTAAAACTAGGATTGAATACATTTATAAAGCCTGCAAAGTTTGCAGCAATTCTATACTCAATAAACGCAATAATTTCTTCTTGAATAAACTCTCTGTTCTTTTCAATTAGAGTTGCTGCATTTACATAGCTACCTGGATTATCAAAAGCAAGAGTACCTAATCTGTCAACGTTTTTAGGGGCACCTGGTTTAACTAGATAGTGTCGACCAAAGTAACCATCAACTTCACCTGTTAAAGGATTTGTGTATGCCTCGCCTGATGTTGGTAAGTTTGTATCAGCTATACCAGTAACACTAGTATTTGGATTACCAGTTAAGCCATCAAATTCTTGATCTCTATAGAAGTATGTAGAAGCCCAAGGTGACTGAGACGTTCTACGACGTGGTCTTATGATAACACGTCTAAATTCATCACCAACTAATGATACATTTGGTGGAACTTTAATTGGATAGTCTTCGTAGTATGTGCCTGTTTCTATCTTAATGGTAATATTTCTCTCGTTCACAATATTACCATACTCTAAATTTTCTCCAACAATAAACTCAATTGGTTTTAGTAGTTCCAATTCGACTCTGTCATCATCGGAACCTGGATTATTAACAGCATCAGCACCTGTGTAATAAGAAATAATTCTACCTAGTGCTCCGGATGTCTTACCTCTAATAATTTTACCAACTCTTAAATCTCTGTTTTGCGGATTACCTTGATCAACAAAGCCTGATTCACTTACACCGTTTACAGTATTTGAGAAGAACATAACAAAACGTGTACCTGTAGTAGGAACATCACTTGCACTAAAGACTCCATTTTTAATAATGTTACGCTGTAATTGAAGTGTGCCAGAATCACCAGCAACAAATGCTAGATCGTCTAGATCTGGAACGTCTGCACCAAAACTTATGTACTGCTGGTCGTATATACTTTGATAAACAGGATCAACTTGTGATTGAATAATTATACTACCAACTAGTGATCTTGTTCTTTCAAGTAATGTAGCAAAGACTTCTTTAATTAAGCCAGCTTGTGACCTTCCATATTCGTCTTGATAGTATTCAATTGCTGCTCTATTTGATAAGAAGTTAACTGAGTTACCACTTAGATAATCAAGTGTTGATGCATTGATTGATTTAAGGAGCTCGTCTTCAGCTAATTTTACATCAAATACACGCCCTGTCCAGTCTACAACAATATCAGCAAGATTAGTTGTAACTTTGTTTGTTATTTGTGTTTGTGCCCATGCAATAACTTCTGCAATAATAAAGTCTATGTTAGCATCAATAATAGTTTTTGTATTTTGTCTGTTAACATTGCCACCGACACTAATGCCGCCGGTTTGTACTCTTGATTTTTCAATTACTGGAGGAGAATTAGGATCAATAGTTCTTGAACTAATAATATCCTGCATGTAAGGACCTGGCTCATATGACGATGCAATTTGTATTGCTTCTGCTTTTCTTGCTGCTGCGCCTAGTGTTCTATATGCGTATGCTAATGATGCACCTTCTTTACCTGGAGGCGCAATCAACTGATCATCGTCACCTACTGTACTAACAAAAAGATTAGCACTTGATTCTTGTGATTGACTATCAACATATAATTTTGAAACTGCTTGTAAGTCATCGTCGCCATTAGGAGATCCTGCACCTGCTAAATCACCTGGGTGATCATGCAAGATAAGAGCACCTTCCATTTTATCACCTTGTCGTCTAACAACACTTTCTCTTGGCATTACTTGCTTACGTAAGAAGAACCCTTCAAGAGTTTCATCATAGTTTGCATCTTGTAATTTTAATTCTTGAGAATCGATAAGTGATAATTTAAGACGTAATCTTTCTCTATTTGCTACATCTGAATCCAATGCATCGGCAGCATTAAACCAAAGTCCGATGTTGTTTACATCAATAACACCAATGTACACTGTGTCACCGTTTTGAACTTTGTTATAAATTAAATTTCCATCTTCGTCTGTATCTAAAGAACTCTGAGAAACAAATTGTTGTTCAGCTTCGTCAAAAACAGTTCTTGACCAATTTAGGCCAGCACCTGTTGTTTTAAAAATATATGGAGCGCCGTCAGAACCTCTAGTTAGTCCGTGTGCTGTGACATTAGCTCTATTATCACCTGTTAAAACACTAAAACTAAATTCGTAGTCTACTTGATCTGCAGGTTCTTCTGGAACATTAATTGTTTCGCCTGGCAATTGGCGTGGAATATATGATTTATCAGCAAACTTTTTATCAATTACAATATCATCAACTGAAAGAGCAGTACCGTGTACGTTGTTAAACGCAGAAATATTTGCAGTATCAACATTAGCAATAACTTGTCCAGCAGCATTTAAAGGACCACCTAGTGTTGGTGCTGGATCAGTAATCAATCTAACATTAGCAATACTAAGAATAAGTTTACCATCAACAGATACATCAAATTGAATAGTGTCTACAGCACCCTCACCAAAGGCGCTGTCCGATGCTAGTTCAGATATTCTAATTCCTGTAGCGTCTTGTTTTACTACGGGTATAAATGCTTTTACTCCGCCGCCTTCAAACTCGTCTAAGGTGTCTGGTGTATCAGACAAACTAGTAAAACTAATTTGGCCACCTTTACCTACAACTGCATATATTTCTCTGAAGTTTTCGTTTACCTTACGAAACGACTCGCGGACGCTATCACCGGTTCCGTCATTACCTTCAACGCCGATATCTACTTCTTGTCTTGCCATTTTATTTGAGCTCCAAAATTTGTATGTTGTCTTCTAATGACTGATTGTTGAAATTAACACTCACTCCACAGCCACATGCACTTTGTGCATTAGGATTGTTTACAACAAACTGTTGTGCAAACACGTCTGTAGTGTAATCAATTTCACTACCAAATAAGTACATTAAACTCATAGAATCAATAACTAAATTACCTTGACCACAGTCAATAATTTCATCATTAACACCTACTTTGTCTTTATCGATCATATCCCATTCGTATTCAAACCCTGCACAACCTCCGCCTTTTAAGCCTAAATGCACACCAAAACTATCAGGTTTTGCTTTACAAAGTTCAATTATTTTGCTTTTTGCAGCTTCAGTAAGGGTAACTACGAACAATATGGTCTCCTAATTTAATGTATTTATCGATCTGTTTTATAATCTTAATGTAAATATAGTTATGTTTATAAAAGAAATTTCAATTAGAGAGCGGCATCAAAGACGTAGTAAAAACGGTCATATGCACAATTACTATAGAGACAAAAGAATAGTAATACTAAGATGTGATAATTGTGATACTGAATTTGAAAGAGAACGTGGAAAAATGGATCCAAAACGTCTAAACAACAATTACTTTCACGTATGTAATAATTGCGATAGTAAGAAGTTTGCTCAGAAAAAGGGAGTAGAACGAAAACAAGTATGGAACTTGCCTGCGAGCTCTGATCTCCCTATTAGTAAGTTGTGATTATTTTTCTTTTTTGAACATAGTCCATGCACCATATGCAATAGCGCCATATGCTACGAGACTTGCGATTGGCTTAAAGATTAAGAACGCAATACCAGCACCTACCAATACAGCACCGTCTAATGTAGTACGTTCGCCTAGTCTATCAACAATAAATTTCTTAACCATTTTTAATCTCCTGTTGTATTATATTTAGTAAATAATTGTTCCTATAGGAGGAAAATTATGATAAATTGGTTAAAGAAACTTTTAGGTATTGGAACTTCAGATCCAGTTGTGCCAGCAGCAGAGCCTGCACCAGCTGTAGAGAAAAAGGTATCTAAGCCTAAAACTACTAAAAAATCCTCTGCCAAGTCTACCAAGAAAAAAGGCTCAGGCAAAGGTTGCGATTTTGATAAGTTAACTAAAACTCAACTTCTTAAAGAAGCAAAGCATAGAGGCGTTCCTGCCAATGCAAGTCTTAAGAAGGATGAAATTTTAGCTAGACTTAAGAGCGCGAAATAGCAGACTGTAATTGACTAATTGCAGTTTCTTGGCGAGCGAGCTTACGTTCTAAAACGTTTATAGCCGCTCGCTGTTTTTTTGACTGTTCTTCTAGTGATCGCACATATTGAAGTGTAGGAAGTTCTTGGCTTGAACCATCTTCTCCTAACATAGTGATAGTATCTACACCTTGAGCACGAAGCCCACCAGTAACACGATTTGGATTTTTATCAGATGATGATTGGGTCTGGTCCGTAGGCTTTTTGCGCCCGTACATTTGATTCAAATAGTTCATAATCTTCCTTTGCGTCTTTGTATTTATATAAGTCAATGCTTGCAAGATTCTTGCATTTAGACTCGACCATGATGTCTGCATAGTCTAAAAATTCTAATGCCCAATCATTTACAGCATCATTCCACATATAATCAGAATGTGCTCTTAGTTTAGCTTTTTTGTATCCTTGTTCAAGTAATGCACCCATGTCTGGTCGTATATTTGAATTAAAACCTGTGAGTACATCTTCACGGCTAACACTGTAATGAATGACAGGACGCACACCGCGCCAACTATCGATAACACGTTCAAAGCGTTCATCATTAGGTTCAATATATTCTCCTTCCCTACACCAATGATGGTGTATGTCTAGCACCAAAGCGAGATCGTCTGCAAGCTCAAGGCTGTGTTCGAGTCCCCATTTGTTTTCGTCGTTTTCGATTGTAATACAGTTTCTTGCCTCCGGCGAGAGGCGTTTAAGTGCGTCTTTGATACCGGCTGGACCTTTGCGGCCTGAGATGTGTACGTTGCACTTGAAGTCTTGGAACTTGCGTCCATAACCCATCCAGCGGATGACATCGGTGTGATATTCAAATTCTTCTATGCTCCTCTCAACAATTTCCGGATTATCTGAGGCAAGTACAGTAAATTGTCCCGGATGCATTGATAGTCGGACATCGAGTGCTCTTGCTGTTTCTCCAACTTTTGCAAATTCTTTGTCGCAATATTCAATAACATCTGGCTTGCGCCAAAAATAACACCAAGTAGGCTCGGTATAAACAGGAAGTACATCACTACCCAATCTGACCATTCTAAGTTGAGGGGGAAGACTTCCAACATACTCAATCAACCTTTTGTATGACGCAATGTTATGGACCATAATGTCCCACAAGCGTTCTTCAGCAACATCACGTGTCTGTCTGTTGAGCCACTGTACTGTTGTGCTACGAGTATTTAGCGGACGTTGTATTTCCTCTAGTAACTTTTTCTTTTGTGTTTGATCAGGATGCATGTACTTACATGCAAAACCGATACGTTTTTGTGTCTGCGACATATAGTCTCCGCAAGTTGTAAATTTCAAATCCATTATAACACCTTTATTTCCAATTGTCAATCACCCAATCATCGTTACATTCTCGAGGATTAGGTTGTCCGTGAAATACTGCTATGCTTGTATCTTTCTTAATGTACGGATGTCCTTTTTCAGCAAATGTTCGAACTCCGTCTATTCTAGTTATCTTTGCCATGTTGCGCATTTCCCACTTATAACTTTGTGCCCAACTGTCAGGATACAATTGATATAAATGATTACCTTTTATAACTTGTTCGTAGATATAATCTTGATCGCCGTGATGTAATCTTATGTGCTTGCGAGGATCTTTAATAAAATTTTCATAAACGTAAGAATGACTGCCGACTTCTAATCTAAAAATGCTGCTGTTAAACTTAGGCCAATCGGGGCGCATTTTTCTTGTAAAGTCTCTAAGTATACAAAACTTGTTAGGATACACATCATAAAATTTGCCAATGTCATTAAAGATTATGACGTCTAGGTCTGAATATAATATTGTACCTTGAGTAGGTAAATCAGGTTTAAAAAATAAAGGCTTGTACCACCAACCTGTTACATTGCCAACAAATGGTAAATCAAAAGTTTCAATATCTTTATTAATATTATTTCTGTTATCGGTGTAACAAGCAAAACGAACATCACTAGGTGCATTTCGTTTGAACATAGAATGCAGAGTATTCACATACTCTGCATCATACTTAGTTCCGTGCTTTAAGCATACGAACCAGCGGTCTTGCATTTATGCCTCGTAGATAGCTGAGTTTGCTCCGTGTTCTGCACACTCGACTCGTACACAATAACAACGATTGTCTGTTGCTTCACGTATAAGTTTGTCTGCAAAGTTAAATGCGTGTTCAGCAAACTTCTCTGCTCCTACACCATCAAAAACACGAATCTCTGCTAGATCCATTTCTTCAAGTTCACGCATCTTATCTAAATGCGGATCATTTTTATCAACTGCTACTTTGTGATCGAAGTGATCCTCTAACCAAGCCTTCAAAGGTTTTAGTCCTCCAAAGTCTACTGCCCAGTTTTTGTTGTCTAAGTGATCACAACCAAATGTAAATGTAAATGCTAGACTGTAACCGTGTAGTAAATGACAGTGTGAATGATCTGCGTTTGGTTGACGGAACACTGCTGATAAGCCAATGTTGTGTCCGTAATGTTTAGTGCTTAAATGTCTTGCCATATATTTTCTCCTATAAATATGTGGCGGCAGAATTAGAAGGGTTGACGCCAAGTCCTATTAGTTAGTCTTTATTATATATGATATTACTTATATTGTCAACCTTTACATTAGGATAATTCCAGGCTGTTGGCATTTCCCAATTGTCGGTTTGATATATAACAAACTGAATTTTAGGAAAACAGTTAAAAATCATACCTGTTTGATGTATCCAATATCTTGGATCTACTGCTCTTTTATTAGATATCGAATAGTTAGGTGTGTTTTTATAGATGTTATTAACAAGTTTGTCTTTACTGTATAGGTCAAAACCTATTAGATTGACAAATCCTTCTTTTGCATACATTGCAGCAATAAGTATAGCATACGGTCCGCTACCCCAATGAAAGGGTTCGTCTGCTCTTTCGTCACCTTTATAAGGCAATGGCGGAACTGGACGAACACGTTCTGCTATAAATCTATCATACCAATCAGATCTTGTATATAGTAATGTGCCTTTGCCATTTACGTTTGCTCGCAAACATTCTGACATCATACGTTTATCAACACATACTAGATAATCAGTGTAGTAATCTCTCCATAGGGCATTACACCCTACTTTTGGACCTTCGAGAAGATCAATCTTGATCGGAGTCCGGCTCTCTCCGTTGCCTATTGCCCACATCTTTTTTTATCTCGCTTAGTTCATTTTTTATTGCTTCAAAATTACTCTCTACTCTGTGAGAACATTTTATCATATATACTATTTTACTTATCGCCCACCACCACCAGAATACACTGGTTGCGACAAATGTAACAGCGATTATGACTGATGTAGGTGCTGTATCAAAGCCTAGTAGTTTTTCGCCTATAAGGATGGCTAGTGCGACAAATGGTAGTGTCCACGCCGCATAACGCCAGTATTGTGCCTGTTTTTCTGTTTTTTTATACATAGATTTCCCTTTCTAGAAACTTAGTGTTCTAGCACAAATATTTATAGTGATTATTGTTAGGATTATGTTTAGTTTTAAACCGATATAGAACCAAAAGTTTTCCATTCGCCTGGAGTTCCGCTTTTAACGCATACCCATCCTACATATGATGTAGGTCTTGGATCTGAATTCCAAACAATGTCGCCTTTGTTCCAATTTCCGTCTACAGGTTCTGTATTAGATACTGCAAACTTTTTACCTTCAAATCTAACAGAACCGTTAGTTTCTAGAGATACATCATTAACTGATGTTACTCCAATACCAAGTTTGCCGTGTATATTTACATCTGCTGAATTAGCACCTCTAATACCGAATTCAACCTTGCCTGATTTACTAATACTAATTCTAGGAGTATCATCTGTAATTAAATGAACACCTGAATTACTAAATGCACCAATACGAATGTCAGTGTCGTCTACATCAACTACAAACTCACTTCCCCAGCCTTGCACTGCGAAGTTACCATTTGGTTGCTCAGTACCAATACCTAGTCTATCAGTATCAGTATTATATCTAAAACCATCGCCAAACGAAACATGTCCAGCAACATCTAAAGACTCAAGTGTACCTACAGATCTTAGTTTGCTTGATCTAACGCTATTTCCTAATCCTGATGATGATATTACCGGCTCACTACCGATATAATAAGCAGCATCTCTAGCCATATCAATACTAATACTAGACCACAGTCTGACTGGATTATTCTTTAATACTAGTTGTTTTGATGTGCCATCGCCTTGCCACAACAAACCTTTGTTGTATACTGTTCCGTCTGTAGCACTAAACTCTAAGGATTTTGAAGAACTATTTCTTAGGTCGCCTGCAATTTCATCTGCATATATTTTGCGGACAGTAAGATCACCGTCTACATCTAAGTTTCCGGATACTGTAGTATCGCCTACTACTTCGTCAACATCTATTTTATCTGTGCTAATACCATCGTCGTCTATTAGTACAGATAACTTAGTAGCACTGTCTTTAATACCAACAGAACTAAAATTACTAATAGTTCCGCCATTAATTTTATTTCCGCTTATTCCACCCTGAGGAATATCGTCCACATTAGGCTTTACATCACTTGGCACTGTTGCTAGTGTTCCTAGCAATTCTGCTAACTGAATCAAACCTTCTTGCGAATGTTTTAGAGTTATTGGGTCAACTGATTTGTTCTTCATATAACTATTTATCAAGATACCTTTAGAAGCACTGTATCAGGATTACAGCGACCATTTAGTTTGGTATCTGTTGTATTAATATTATCTAAGAACTTGCGTAGTGCTACTTTACCTGCGGCTTTGAACTCTTTTAATTGTTCGGGTGGCTTACGCAAAGTCTTTTGAATACTCTGTGCTTCATCAAATCCGATAATAGTTGTACCTTTGACACTAAGTCCAGTGCCGTCACGCATTAGTCCTTTTGGATCTACATTTGACGCAACATACTTACCTAGTTTCCGTGTTTTAACATTAAATACCCAAAGTTCGTTTGCACCTACAATAAGTGTAGGATCAATTGATGCAAGTGAATACTTGTCATCTGCTTTGTTAAACTTGAGCTTTTCAACAATCTTACTTGCTGAACGTTGCTTAGGCTTACGTGGTTTACGTGTTGCTTTTGCTTGTTCAATAATAAAGTCAAGCTCTGCATTTACAGTCTCAATTGCTTTGCGATACTTTGCAATGTCTGATTTTTTAAGATGACTATAACCTTCTTTAAGTTGTGCCCATTGATCTGCTTCAAACTCGCTCATCTTCTTAAGTTGGCCAGCAGTAGGGAATCGTTCTAGTTCGTTAAAGTCTTCAAGTTCAGACTCCCAAAAAGATCGCATTTTACGAGCATGTGCTTGGCTAGGTTGTATCTTTTTAAAATGTTTTTTAAAGTCAAATCCTTTAGGATCAAAGTTATCTTTATCGCTAATCCAAACTTCTAACCATTCATCAATTGGTTCTGCCATTTCGTATGCTTGATCGCGAATACGTTCTTGAATCGTAGGAACATGCTTCTTAGCTTCGTTTTTGGCTTCTTCTTTCTTTTCAACAACAACCTTTGAGCCTTCTTCGATATAATGTTCAATTCTTTTTTGTAAAAATATCTTTGGATCTTTTGCTTCGCCTATTGTTCCTGGAAGACTTTGCCAATATTCATCTTCAGCTTTTACATACCCCGGCATTCCATTTAGAAACTGCTTTGCAACAATAGCACTTGTAACACTAATAAAAGTGTTAGGCATTGCTTTTGCATGTTTAATTTGTTCTTTAGTATACTCGCCACTCTTTTCCATCCATTCAAAAATTGCAGGATAAAGATCTGCGGGTTTAAATTCTTCGTAATAGAACTGACGGGTGTGTTGTCTGTGACGATGAATCTGCTGACCAGTCCATTCTTCCCAGCCGTCCCAACCCGGTGCTTCGATTTTACCACCTCGTTTGATACGAGGAGCAGCTCTAGGTGCTTTACGTTTTGTTTTTGGAAGTGCCATTGTATTGTCCTTGCAATTTCAATTATTTTACTACTATATAGCCACTATGCTACAAAGTCAAGTATTTTTGACTCATCTTCAGACCAAAAAACTCTTTTAATGCCATAGCTCTTGATTATATTAGAACAGCCTGCACAGGGTTTAGCAAGACCGTATACCCACCTGTTAGACGCAATATGCGGTCGTTTAACACGTACTATGTGTAAGTCGCACTGTTTGAGTTGCTCGGGTGTAATCAAGCGTAGAGCGTTGCGTATAGCGTCTACTTCGGCATGCATAAACAGTTGATCTGTGCGGTATCCTTCACCTAACATCATTGGGTGAGTTTTTCTTCGATTAACACCTGTAGAAATGAGATGTTTCTTATAGGTAATGCCAGCAGCCATTGGCACTCTTCGACTTGATTCAAATCCGCCCGAACTAATAGCCAGCCGAGTAAGCATTTGATTTATACGATTCATTGTGCTTTCTTTAATTCGTAGAATGTAGCATACTTATCTTTGAGTGTGCCAATAATCTTAATGCGGTGTCCATAGGTGTGAGGGTTTGGAGTAGAAGTCCAGTATACATCTTCTGCTTTTTCCATTGCCCATTTGCCTTCGGGTGTCTGCTGCCAGTTATAAATAGGCTCTGCTACATAGATTTCTACATCATCCACATCGCCCATTGTAAACTCGTGTAAGACATACTTAGCCTTCACGTTCTAGATCCCACACACAAATATTTGGTTTAGATTTTTTCGCCGACTTCAAATCCGCGGAAGGTTTTGAACCTTGGGAAACGAAGCGAATAAGTGCCGTCTTGATTTTGCGTAATAGCATCTGCTCGTACCTCTACTAAATTGCCGATAATATCATCACGGCTGTTCCAAAAATCGTCACGATTAGCATCAGTGAAGCCGCTGCCAACATTAACGTGAATATGTCTTCCGTCGTCGATTCCCTCGCAGACAAACGCTCCAAGGCGTCCTTCGTTGCGGCCAGTACCTTCTTCAATCTCCTTTACCTCCAATGTTACTTCAATAAATGGCTTTGCTTTGAGCCAAGCATGAGTACGCTTACATTCATACGGTGCATCAGGATCTTTGATCATAACTCCTTCATATCCACCGTCTACAGCCGCTTTATTAAGCTCTACAAAGCGTTGTTGTCCTTCGGGTGTGTCCAAGTTAACATCTTCCCATTCAAGTGCCTGTACGTGCTTTAAAACGCTTTGATGATCACGTACCCAATGGCTAGTAATAAGGCTTCTAAAACTCTGTGGTTTATCCCACTCGCCTTTTAAGAAACAACCTAATGGAATAGTATCAAACAAGTGTAGCACAGCATCATTCGCTTTTACGTTGTCCTTACGGTGCACCTGCTTCATAAGATCTTGAAAGTTAGCACTCATTACTTCTCCGTCTAAAACAAGCGGATAAGGTACAGGATGTTCTTTTAGCACCTCTTTGATTTCGTTAATGATATGATCAAAGTTGTGAAATTGTTTACCATTACGACTAAACATTTCTACTTTGTCACCTTTAATAACTGTAAGTACTCGAACACCGTCTAGTTTAATTTCAATCTGCTTAGGACCTACCATTTTCTTTTCGTGCTTGGCACTATCATGAGCAAGAGCACAAGTAAACACAGGTACAGTTCCAGGTACTACTTTGTTTACAGTCTTTTCACTAACACCGCAACGTAAGTCCTTGATAAGGATACGACGGTACCAATCATTCCACTGTTCTGTAGTAGCAACACCCATTGCTAGTTCAATAGCATCACGTGCCGCATGTCCAGTTAGCTCACGCTGTTGTAGTTTTTCAGCAAGTTCTTTAAACACTTCCCAAGACAATCCTTGTCCAGTTAATATGTCTGAACGCTCAGGGACTTGTTTTACACCAAATGTAATGAGAGGATCTAGGGCCATTGTAAGACCTTCAAAAAACTCTGGCAATCCTTCGTCGTATGCCGCTCGAATAATGCCTTCTTTGTCTAAGCGACTGTTGTGGATTTCAAGTTGACGAATAATTGCGTCTGGTTGTGTTCTCATGCCATTGCCCTTTCAACTTTCTTTAATACTGCTTGTGAATGCTTGCAAGCACCTCTAAATGTAAATCCAGGACAATCGCAGTTAAAACCTTTGTCATGTAGTTCTACATTATAAACATTATCTTTACTACCTTGCATAGGCCAGATAGTGCCTACCATCCAATGGCCCTTAGGCGAAAAGACGGTAGGTCTTAGATAGCGTTCAAACTTTGACTTTTTCATACTTGCCTCGGTGTTGTGCCTGTTGCTGTATATAACTTCATTATTATACCATCAACTTCAGCTTCTGTCAACCATCCTTTTATTGTATCGCCTTCATTAGTAATACCTGGAAGTTCTACCATATCCGAAGCAACACCATCATTGGCATCAAACACGCCGATTTCGTATTTTCCTTGACTGCCGCCATATGAGAAATCGCTCTTGACAATACTCAAGTGATATTTGCCAAAGTCAAGAACTGCTTGTACACCTTTAGGTACATCAGTTTCCAATAGTTTGAAATCCTTCAGTTTCATAATATTCTGGCTCCATTTCTAGTGATTCGTGGTAATCAAAAACTGTATATCCTTGTAGTGCATACCACGTCGCTTGTTTAGGTGTAGCAAGAGCAGTAAGTCTATCAGTAATCTTACCGCCCTGCCACTTTTCAAACTCATACAATCGGTGTTCGTAAAGCATCTAAGTTCACCGGAGTGTAATTAATTTGCTCTACGCAAACACATTTGTAAGGTCCTTCCGGTGAAGGATTACTATGAACGTGTCCGTGTACGTTTACAACATCTTGTCCGTCCCAGCGCAACTTTTCACCTAGTGTTTGCGGGTGCAAAGGCATGTGGGTAAACACCAAGTTATCAATGTTGTACCAGTACTGTATATCTTTGAAGAATGGAGCAAGGTGCTTAACATTATCGTGATTGCCTAGTGCAAGTTTTTTCTTGCCAGGCAACTTAGCAAAGTTTGCCTCCATCCATGCAACCTTATCCATACCAAACAACACATCTCCACAGTGAATAACTGTATCGCCGTCTTTAACAGTATCGTTCCAGTTGTCTAACATGCACTGATTCATCTCGTCTACATTAGCAAACTGCCTTGTGGGCTTGCCATCGTAATCACAAAACTCTAAAATTTTAGCGTGGTTGAAGTGAGTGTCGCTTAAAACCCAAATATCTGCCATCTTGTGTGCCTCTGTGTGTGCCTAATTAATATAACTATTATAAGCTCATTTTATGCTGTTGTCAACTGAAAAAGCTCTAAATCTTTGGCGTAAAAGTCATTGATTTTATTATAGTTTGCGTGTTCAGTTACATAATTTCTAATTTTTACTTTGTTTCTGTTACCATCAATTGTATTAATAATGTCTAGAGTTGCAGTCTTTCTAAAACAGTTCCAATCTTCTTGCATACGATGCAAAAGATTAGGTTCGAACTGATATAACTTTGTTCTGTTTGGATCGAGCATTTCAATAAATGTATGTTGCGGTTGTGTGTGCTTGTCTAGATGCAGTTTTTCTAAATTAAAACTTCTAATATCTGTATTATCAAACTGCTGACATCTCCATAGGTACTCTGTTGCACCACTAATCCATCTATCTATTGGATCTCGTATTACAGCAATGTATGTGCGTCTATTGATGTGCTTGTAGTCAGTAGGTGTCCAACTACAGTATGCAGAGATTGCGGTGCTTGCATTCTTTGGAATTAATACAATACATGCTTTGTCATTGTAAAAGCCAGTTCTAAACATGCTGTATTTACATTGGCGCGGCTGAAGAGATTCGAACTCCTGACCCTTGGTTTCGTAGACCAATGCTCTATCCAGCTGAGCTACAGCCGCGTAAAATAATATTATAGTTGACTTTCATCTAAATGTCAACCATGGAGTGAGAGGTGAGAATCGAACTCACATACAAGGATTTGCAATCCTCTGCGTAACCATTCCGCCACTCTCACATAATTGGTCGGGGATGCAGGATTCGAACCTGCGACCTCTCGCTCCCAAAGCGAGCGCACTACCAGACTGTGCTAATCCCCGTGGCATAGGTGGAGGGAGTCGAACCCCCGCTTGCAGTTTTGGAGACTGCCGTGCTACCATAACACTTCACCCATAAAAAAAGCCCCTTGCTTTCGCTTGGGGCTTTCTCACGTACTCAAATATCACGTCAAGACAAGCCCCTACCTCTTGGCGGGCACCAACGAAAATTTGTTGTAACTGTCTTGAACATGTAAGTATCCTTTTGTTTAGTATGTTACTACTATAGTATCAGTATTTAGCTTTGTCAACCATTATTTTAAGATGCAGCGTAAATTATAAATACCGGTAGCATTAAAATTAGTGCTGGAACTGCCGTTGCCGATATTGCCTCACAAATTTCGCAAACTGATCGATTATTTTTTAATCTAATTATCAAGTCCGTCATTAGTTTTGTTTTCTCCTGTATGTCTGTGTTGTCGTTCGGCTTCTCTCATTGCTAGAACATATCTTAGATCATGCATAGGAGCATATTTTAGGTAAACAAAAGAAACAATTATACAAGCAATAAAAATTAAGAATTCTATCATTCCTCCTCCTCATCCTGCATTGGTTGTTTCCTCCATTGCCAACCTGTATTCCAAGGTAGTATCCAATAATGAAAAAACCATTCTGCCCAACTTTTTTTCTGTGTTATCATAGTGGATTTACTCCGTATAAAGTCATCAAAAAAATACTCACTAGAAATCCTACTTCAATACGATCTCGTAGTGTACTTTCGTCTAACAGTTTTTTTGATTTCATTTATAATTAGTAGTTATAATATATTATAATCATATATTATGTTTTTCACGCTTATTTATCATTTAGAATAAAAAAACAGTAGAAAACTGGTAGTTTAAATATTATCAGGCGGAGCATAGGTTTCAGCAAGAGGTTTGTAACTTGCAGGATATTTAGACAACGTTAATTGTTCACCGTCCCAAATGCACCAAATTGAAGGACGCACACCTACTTTAAATTCATGTACTTCGTAATCTCCTAAGAGAGACTCAGGAAGTATATTGCCTTTGCGATCTCGCATTGGCCCTGTTCCACTAATGTATGTAACCTGGGCACTACCCCATCTATTCCACGCTTCATCAACTAGATCAAAGCAGTCTGTCATGTGTTCCATACTATTTCCTTATTTGGTGGAGCCGACAGGGGTCGAACCTGCGACCTTCTGGATGCAAACCAGACGCTCTCCCAACTGAGCTACGGCCCCTTAAACTGGTGCCGGATGCAAGAGTCGAACTCGCGACCTTCTCATTACAAGTGAGCTGCTCTACCAACTGAGCTAATCCGGCTTTATCTTTTTACTCTACAATTAGGACAAAAGTCATTGTATCCTAACTCTGTCTTACATTCTGGACAAGTATTCATATTTTACTTATCCTAGTTTTTGGCGGAGAGTGAGGGATTCGAACC